CGCAACTGCAGCAGGTCCTGTTGCAGGTTACGATCCTATCCTGATTTCATTGGTACGCCGTGCTATGCCAAACTTGATGGCATATGACATTGCTGGTGTTCAACCTATGACAGGCCCAACAGGCTTGATCTTCGCAATGCGTTCGCATTACACCAGCCAAGCTGGTGACGAAGCATTCTACAACGAAGCAGCAACAGGCTTCTCAGGTGCTGGCGCATCTGCGGGTACTGTTGGTTCCGCTGCAACTGCTAATACTGGTACAGGTATGACAACAGCAGCAGCTGAAGCATTGGGCGACGGTGTAGGTGCAGGATTTGCTGAAATGGCATTCTCAATCGAGAAAGTTGCCGTAACTGCAAAATCACGCGCATTGAAAGCAGAATACACAACAGAACTTGCTCAGGATCTTAAAGCCGTACACGGTTTGGATGCTGAAACAGAGCTGGCAAACATTCTGCAATCAGAAATCTTGGTCGAAATCAACCGTGAATTAGTTCGTACAATTTACACAACTGCTAAAGCAGGTGCAACAGCTACAGCTACTCCTGGTACATTCGATCTTGACGTTGATGCAAACGGACGTTGGTCTGTTGAGAAGTTCAAGGGCTTGATGTTCCAAATTGAACAAGAAGCAAACGCAATCGCAAAAGGTACACGTCGTGGTAAAGGTAACATGGTTATCTGTTCTTCTGATGTTGCATCAGCATTGCAAATGGCCGGTGTACTCGACTACACACCAGCACTTAACGGTAACAACTTGGCAGTTGATGATACAGGCAACACATTCGCCGGTGTTCTTAACGGTCGTTACAGAGTGTATATTGACCCATATGCAGGCAGCAACTATTTGGTTGTCGGTTATAAAGGTTCAAGTGCATTTGATGCTGGCTTGTTCTATTGCCCATACGTACCGTTGCAAATGGTTCGTGCCGTTGGTGAAAACAGCTTCCAACCAAAAATCGGGTTTAAGACTCGCTACGGTATGGTTGCTAACCCATATGCTGAAGGTGACCACGACTCACAAGGTCTTGGTGCTCTTACAGCAAACACCAACTTGTACTACCGCCGTGTATTGGTATCTAACTTGTTCTAAGAACAATAATAATAAGATATCGGTTAACGATACTACTAAGGAGGGGATTTTCCCCTCCTTTTTTAATGCCAGATTGTAACTTGTAAATTACATTCCCAATGCTTCCATATACATTTGAGTTACAGCATTCTCATTATCTACATCGTCACGGTTACGTTTACGAATTGCAATGACTTTACGTAGAACCTTAGTATCATAACCTCGTCCTTTTGCCTCAACCATCACTTCTTTTTGAGCATCTTGAATGTCTTGCTTTTCTGTTTGCAGACGCTCAAACCGTTCAATAAAAGAACGAATTTCATCTGCTGTTACTTGATATGTGTCTTGTGCTGCCATAATATCTCCTGCTGTTGTAAATTTCATATCACCCATTCTATCACGGTTGACCGCGTCATAGCTTGGGTATCCCTTTTCAAAAACTGGGGCTTCCATTAGAGTTTTCCTTCTTTTCGCATTTGTTGACGAATTTTTGTTGCTGATATGTCATGGATGTCTTTACCCAAATCGTGTTCGGTAAATGTATATCCAACACCACGACCGTAACTAATATCAACAATGTTAGGTACTTCTAAAATCAAATACTCATAACCATTTTCAAATCCGTGTAGTCTAAGACCTGCTTCAATATTATTAATAACGTCAATAATACCAAAAGGATTATCATCTTGTGTTGCGGTACGACCTGCACCTGCATCACCGTCAAAGTTAAATACGTCACGGACCATAATAACAACTTGACCTGTGATTGAATGAGCACGTTTAAATAGTTCGGTGTGACCATCATGCCAAGGTTGCCATCGACCTAGCATCTGTACTGTTGGTTTCTTGTAATCAAACATTATTAATCCTTATATGTCTTTCAATAGCATCTGCTAAACCTTCATCTGTGTTATCAAACCATTTTTCTACATGGTAATTAACCTCTGAAGGTTTTTGAAACATTTTATTAGTATCACCAAATCGACCTTCTTGGATAGTATCCATCCATACGGTATAATCGGCATCAAAGATTTCTCTTGTTTCTTCAAGTGGACAAACGAAATCACAGATAACCATTCGTCTCATTTCTTTTTCGTAATCAGCAATACCTTTCATGCGATAAGCTTGGCGTAAACGAGCAGCTTCACTGAATTCCCAGTCGTTTGCCATTTCACGGATTTTATCGGCATTGAACCAAGCGCAATTCAAACGCTTTTGTAGTCGTTCGGCAAGCCAGGTTTTACCTGAACCCGGCAAGCCAAATATTAAAATCTTCATTCTTCATCCTCATCTGTAGTTGTCATATCAATATCAAATAGTTGGATAGTTAAAGATACAAATACAGTTATAATATAAACGGCAGAAAACCCTGCGAAAAAACTATAGCCTATAGACCATATTGCGTATGCTGATAATGCTGATGCACAGATTAGCAAATACTTATAAGATAAAGGAATATCTTCATTCAAATCGAGAGATATTTCAAATTGTGGTGATAGAACTAACGCACCAACTTTGATAAAATTAAAAAGTGACCAAACAAGCATTGCGCCTGCGATAATTAAATAACGTTCATCTTGCAAATAAGAATACATTGAAATACTTACAAGATGGCAAACTGAAAATAATAATGAGTAATTCATTTAGTGCTCCTATAGTGGTCGGATAATCATTAATGGATCAGCGAGAATAAGGAGTAGCCCGCAAGCTACTCCCCAAATTATAACTGATTTAATATCAAGCATTTGCCATTTCCAATGCTGTATCAAGTGCATCAACTTTACGTTTTGCATTGCCACCAAACCATGCTGATGCCATGCGTGAGTCGGTAGAACGACCTAGTTTGTGGTCAGTCATATAAGTAACGGCATTGTAAGCATTCCACCATGTGCCTGGCGCAAAATCTGCACCTGGTTGATCTTCAACCAATGCCATTGCTTCTTTTGCTGTACGTGCAAGGATTTCTTTTTCCTTTGTTGATTTGCCAAATACAACACCAAAGAATTCTGTAAGCTTCTCATCAGTATAGCGACGAGTACCTAAGAAGTTTGCTGCTTCTTTGAATTGCTGAACCTTGTTATGACCAAGACCAAGAATTTCTTTAACCTTTACAGGATCAAAAACTGAACGGTGGTTCATGCGAACGGATGGCTGACCTTTTTCATTTAACGCCACTGCCAATGTATTGTTACATACAACACGTTCCATTACGAATTTAATATCAATTGCTTTACCATACATGTGTGGGTTTGAAAACAACAAGTAACCGTTTACCTCATCACCGTTAAACAATGAGAAACCGTCATTCACGTCTGCCATTGCCCATACAAGTTGGCCATCTTTAAGTGATCCTGCAGTATCCATCTGCATATCACCGTTTGATACAAATTCAGTAAAGAAATCAAATGCGTCGGAATTCTGAACTGGGTTCCAATTCTTACCGACTTGCGTTAGTACTTTACCATCAGTTGAACGGATAAGTGCCTTTGTTCCTGTGGCAATATTTTCACCTTTCCAAGGGGCAAAACATTCTACTTCTTCAACTGACCAATCAAGTCCTGCGGCTTGCATCATTTCCTGTGGTGACATATTATCATCAACTGGTGTGCCTAGACCGTGCCAAGGTAATCCTTGACTTTTGCGATATGCCATTTGTGCTTCGCCGTTTACCATTTCAAGTTCGTGTGCCATGATATTTTTCCTAAGTTTGTTTGTTACGAT